CACCCCTCCCGCCCCAGCCCGCAACGTCGACGGGTGCAGTATGAGAGCACTCCACACCGACGCTGACCTAATCAAAAAACTAGGCGGCTGCGCATCCGTAGGCCGCGACCTGAACCGCACAACCAAGAGCGTCTACCACTGGACCACGCGCGGCATCTCTTGGCCGTGGCGCGCTCGGGTTGCTGCGTTAGCTGCATCGCGCGGGGTGCCGGTGCCTAGGGACTTTTTGACTAGAGGGAGTGAGTGATATGGCAGACTGGGCACGATGCGATCATGAATGGGTCGAGAAAGAGGACATAGGCAATAATGAATACAAGGTCATGGTTGTCTGCAAGCTATGCGATTGTCCCGGTGAAAAGTACTACGCCGACGACAGCGTTGATTGGCCAGCAACATGAAACCCCGCCACCACGCAAAGCCGGTAATGACCGTCGCGCAGGCTACCACGCAGCTTAACACGCTGCTGGTAGGTTGCTCGGATACCGCGCTCGCTGCACTCGACGCCGATTATCTCGCTAGGTGCTACAAGGTAAAGCCGATGGTCGCGATGAAGATGTTGCGGGATCAGCGGGAGCATAGGGCTAATCGGACGTGATGGCCCTGACCCCGTTCGATGATTGGGAAGCTGACCTGAAGCCGGTCCCGCGCTTCCCGGTCGAGCCTAAGCACAAGATGCCCGGTAAAGAAGCTGAGTACCAATCCACATTTCGCGGGTTGCTTCGATACGCAGGACCGGGCATCGTGTCTTGGGGAGTGCCGAACGCAGGCAAGCGCGGTTTCAAGGCACAGGCGCAGGTCAAGAAAGAAGGCATCACAGCCGGAGTCTTTGACGAGCACTACGCCTGGAACCACGGGATTGCTTTTCTGGAGTGGAAAGACGGTAAAGGCACAATGAGCGATTCCCAGATCGATTGGGGCAATGCCATGGTCGATCGCGGGTTTCGGGTGGCCTGTGTACGTACACCTGAGTTTGCGTTGGCGCTGTTCCTGGAATGGGGCGCGCCGGTTAAAAGCGTAGTTTAACGACCGTCCCTTACCAGGGTATGGACAATCCGTTTGTGTCTTGGTAAGGTGTCGGCCAATCAGAGAGCTTCTTGGCGGTTGCTCGATCTGGTTGCTTACGTGGCTAACTCCGAGGAGCCAACCGACATGGAAGATTATATACCCGAAGTCCGTCTTGCGCAACCCTTCCGCTCTAGCGTGAGGGGTGTTTTGTTGCGCTGCGTCGATATGGCCGCTTCACCTTCAGATGCGAAAGTGATGCTGACTACTATGTACGAAAGTGGCCTATTATCGGCGCCTGAGACATTCGCTCAGATCGTCACTCGCCAGCTAGGCGCGGAATAATGGCGCGGATTAAGACGCTCGACGCAGCAAAAGGCAAGTGGCGCGGAATTCTCACAATGCTGGGAATTGATAAGTCATTCTTGTCGGGTAAACATGGGCCATGCCCCCTTTGCGATGGCAAAGACCGCTTTCGCTATGACGATAAGGAGGGGCAAGGAACGTATTTTTGCTCGGGCTGCGGTTCTGGAACCGGCATGCAACTTATTCAGAAAAAGCATGGCTGGGACTTTAAGCAAGCTGCTGCCGAGATCGATAAGATCATTGACAACGTTCAAGCCGAGAACGTCAAGGCTGGTATGAACGAGGAGCGCCGCAAGGAATTGTTGCGGCAGCTTTGGACGGCGGGAAGCCAGTGCCAAGAGGGCGATGCTATTGCATTTTACTTCAAAAAGCGCAGCCTTCCGCTGCCCGTAATCCGTAGCGCTCTGCGCTATGTCGCGGCATCCAAAGCCCCAACCCATTGCGGCGGCGGCTTGCACCCCACGATGGTCGCCATGGTATCGGACGCCGATGGCAAGCCCGCAACCTTGCACCGCACCTTTCTTGGTCCAAACGGCAAGGCCGCGATTGATGATCCGCGCGCCACTATGCCGGGATCTATTCCAGACGGCGCGGCAATCCGACTGGCGCCCGTGGCTGCGACGCTTGGCATTGCTGAGGGCATCGAAACTGCTCTTGCCGCAACGTCATTGTTCGACTTGCCGGTATGGGCAGCGGTCAACGCAACGATGCTCGCAAAGTGGCAACCACCAGACGGGGTTACAAAGGTCGTCGTTTTCGGCGACAATGACGCCGGGTTCGGTGGCGCTGCTGCCGCCTATGCCTTGGCACACAGGCTGGCATGCAAAGGTAAATACGAAGTCGAGGTCCGCTTGCCGGATCAGGTAGGAACCGATTGGGCCGATGTTCTCGCGGCTAAATCAAAGTTGGCAGCATGAACATGGACGATGAAATGAGCCCAGACGACTATTTTGCACCAATGACCGAGGAATGGCCTGACAACGTTCACGCGCTACCCAACGCACAGCCTATTGAGGTATCGGAGGACGCAATCGCATTGGAATTTACCCGGCAATACGGCCAGGACATGCGGTTCGATCATAATATCGGCAAATGGTATCAGTGGCAGCACGCACATTGGTCGCCGCTCGATATGCCGGTCGCGTTCCAGTTCGCTCGTGAGATTGGGCGGCGTCTAGGCGCAGGCAAGAAATCGACCTGCAAGGCTTCAGTCGCTGGTGGTGCAGAGCGATTTGCGCGTAGTGATCCGACGCATTCGGTAACGTCGGACATATGGGATTCCGACCCTTGGTTGCTCGGAACGCCGAAGGGCACGCTGGAGCTAAAGACCGGTGTCATGCACATGCCGCGCAAGTCGGAATACATCACGAAATGCACCGGCTGCGCTCCTGACAAGCGGCCCCCTACGCTCTGGCTCAATTTCCTGCATGAAGCCACCAACGGCGATCAGGATATGGTCACTTACCTTCAACGCATTGCGGGTTACTGCCTGACCGGCAATACCAGCGAACACTCCCTATTCTTCATCTACGGACCGGGCGGTAACGGTAAGAGCGTGTTCCTCAATATGCTGGTGCATATTCTGGGATCCTACGCAATCAGCGCTCCGATGGACACATTCACCAGTTCGAAGTTCAGCAGCCACCCGACCGAACTTGCGATGTTGAAAGGCTCCCGGTTGGTTACGGCTTCGGAGACTGAGGAAGGTCGAGGATGGGCAGAAGCACGCATTAAGGCCCTGACAGGCGGCGACGCGATCACAGCTCGCTTCATGCGCCAGGACTTCTTCACCTACCAGCCTCAGTTCAAATTGCTGTTTGCCGGAAACCACCAGCCTAGCCTTAACGCGGTCGATGCGGCTATGCGGCGAAGGTTCAACATGATGCCGTTCATTCATAAGCCCAGCAACCCGGATCCTAGGCTTGAGGAGAAGCTTCGCGAGGAAGCGCCGCGCATTCTAGGGTGGGCGCTTCAAGGGTGCTTAGATTGGCAGAAAGAAGGCCTATCGCGTCCCGTTAGCGTCACGACCGCGACCGAGGAATATTTCAACGATCAGGATATTTTCGGTCAATGGATCGCCGATTGCTGCGAAGTTGGAGAAAAGGAGTGGGATCAGCCGCACACGTTGTTCGCATCATGGGTCGCATTCACGAAACAGGCCGGTGAAGATGGCGGAACGATGGTTTCTTTCACTGGCAGGCTAAAATTGGCAGGTTTTACAAAGGGTAAGGTCTCTCAAGTGCGAGCATGGAAGGGACTTTCGGTTCGCAAACGTAACGACATTTAGGACAGGTAGGACAGGTTAGGACAGGATTTTCGTATTTCCCTTATGCGCGCGCGCCATGGGGATAAGCAGAAAAAGAGTTTCAACCTGTCCTACCTGTCCTAGTTTTTAAAACGGCAAAAAAGGAAAATTTGATGAGCGATTACACGATGAAGGGTGCTGAGGCCGATACCGAGTACAGCACGTTCTATGCGACCCATCCTGCCGAGCCGAATACCTGGGCGGTGCGGTTTTTTAAGGACGGAAAGCATTACATGGATAAGGTGTTGTTTTGGGGCTTGCTCCTCGACGGGATGCCGGTTCCGATCACCATGAGCGGCCCGTGGATCGAATCGCGCAACTCTTGCATCATGTTTGCCGACAGGACCTGCGCTCAGTTTGAGCAGAACTGGCCGTCGTTCGAAGCGGCCGCTGTGGAACTGATGGCGAATGATACGACTAAGTACGAGGCGCTGTGATGACCGCCGACGACCACTACCGCCTTCACGAAAACCGCAACCGAGCAACCAGACGGCGCGATCTTTACGCAACCGATCCGATCTACCGCCTAACTAAATTGAAGGCGCTGTGGGAGGTAAGGGAGCGCAACAGAAGGGCAGGGCTACGTTTCCGCCGGGTGGAAGGCAAGCGAGTGTGGATGGTATGACGCCAGCCCCGCTCACGGCCTTCATAATCGCCCTGCTAAAGACCGACCCCGCCAAACTAGCCAACGCGGATCCGGTGAAGCTGGCACACAAATACGGCATCAACCCGGACCACGCAGCCGGATACCTCCGCCTCCATCGCGGGTGAGAAAAATGCGGGGTGGGGGAAAAGATCAGAGATTCTTATAATATCGGTTGACGTTCGGAACATTCAGCGGCATGTGTTCGGAACACAATTAGGAGATCAAGCCATGCATCTGACAAGCACCGCACGAACGGCAAGGTATCGGAAGCGGCAGGCGGATAAGATTGAGCGGATGGAAAAAGCGCTGGAAAAGATTGCTGCAATGCCATCCCCATGCGCAGGGGCCTCACACATCGCTATTCAGGCCCTTAACCCAACAACCCACCCAAAAACCCCAAATGAGGCTGTAGCCTAGCTCCAGGGCGGTTTTTACGGCATTCTAACACGATAGGGAGATACGAGATGGACATAAACGGGAGAAAAGGGTGGCGCAGACGTCCACCAACCAAGCCAATCCCTTTCGCGGCGCAAACCTCACCAGGGTTTGTCAACCTTGAGGGCCAGACGTTCGGCTCGATGGAGGTCGTGGGTTATCTTGGTAAGTCCGGCTCGCAGAAGAGCGCGCGTTGGCTGGCACGCTGCATGTGCGGGCGTTACGAGCCCAGGTCATCGAAGGCACTTAAGGCGCCGGATGCGCAGCGAGATGAATGCGCCCGATGCACCGAGGATCGCAAGACAGCCCCACACACCCCGCCCTTATGGGCATGAATGGAGGATTTGAGATGGACCAGTTGAATTGGAAGCTGCTGAAGGCAGTATACGCCGGAGGTATTCGTCGCGGGGCGGATGAGGCATCGGCTTACGAGTGGGGCGCGCATCCTAGCGGCAAGCAATACGATGACCTCGCAGAAGCTATTCACGATTACGTCAACAATGGCGTGAAGTACGATGACCCCGCCTATGTGCCTTGGGATATCGTAGAAGCCGCTGTCGCTGCTAACGTTGGTTAGGAAACTGCCGGGGAGCCATAACTTAGGGAGAAAAGGCTCAACCCGGCATATCCTTCGCGGAGATGAAACGCGGCGGACGTCAAGGTGTATACCGAGACACGTATTGCGTTACAAGTGATTTTGATGCAGTGTCGGTCCGTGGAGAGCTTCTTGGAGGTCGCTCGATCCACGGACCTAGCAGCAAAAGGACTGCCGCATGATTAATCCAATGGACCATCCGAAACTTTCGAGCAAGATAGATTTTCGCGGTGAAGACGATTGCTGGGAATGGACTGGGTATAGAAACTCTAATGGATACGGACAGGTCTCGTTCCAGGGTAAATGGGGCAGCGTGACGAGGTTGTTGACAGGGGCACCTAAGGGGCTTGTCGTCTGTCACAAATGCGATAATCCTCCGTGCGTTAATCCAAATCATCTCTGGGTCGGCACTCAGAAACAAAACAATGAAGATGCCGCTTCGAAGGGTAGGCATCAAAATCAAAAGAAAACACACTGTCCCAAGGGCCATGAGTATACCGAGGCAAACACCTATCTAAGCAAGAAGGGCTTTAGAAATTGCAGAGCCTGCAACAATGTAAAGACTGAAGATTCAGAGGCAAAAAGAATAAGGTCTCGTGAATACATGCGTCGCATAAGAGCGGCGGCTAAACTCTTAAAGGATGAGAACCATGTGTGAGATCGAAAAAGCTGTAGATCCTGCAATCTATGAGAGGATGCGGAAACTGGTGGAGCGAATCTCATCCGATCTGGTAGAGCCTTACTCACTACGTCATGTCGAGGACGAAGCCCGCGCGATCGTTGCCGCTTTGGAGCCGGTGGATCCTGAGCTACTCGAAGCACGTCAGGTTGTTGCTGACTTGTACGAAGGCCAAGGCGTAGCCCACTTGCGCGAACAGGCGCTGTCTGGTGAAGGTGACGAGTGGTTCCACACCAAAGTTGCTCTTGCCGCCCTTCGTCGCGGCCGTTCTTTAGCCGCCTCCCGCGATGTCACACCTTGCACCCGCGAGCAGTTTGAATCGGAGTGCGGGTGATGCGTATGTGGATGGTGTTCATGTGCTTCGTGTTGTGCGGATTCGCCATATGGAAAGGCGAAAGTGACACCGCATTCTGGCCGCTCATCATCTGCGCCACGGTCTACGCTGTCGGCTCTGGCATCATGCGCGAGATCCAGCGGCGATGACCCTCTGGTCGCACATCCGACGCGGTTTCGGCTACACGCTAGGCTCGCGTCTATGCCACTTGATGCTTCGGGCGTTTGGGGTTAGATGAGAGAGATGGGAACCGAGGACGATCAGGGTTTAAAAAACAGCGCAAAACCTGGCAGGGTTGGTGATGGCACACCTGGACCTGGTCGTCCAAAGGGTATGCCCAACAAGACTACCGCGCTCCTTAAAGACGCCATCCTGCAAGCCGCGCATAAGGCTGGCGGTGACGGCGGAATGGTGCAGTATCTGACCGATCAAGCAGGGAAGAACCCAGGGCCTTTCATGGCGTTGCTTGGTAAAGTCTTGCCTATGCAGATTACTGGCGAGGACGGCGGCGCAATTCAGATCGCAATGATTGAGTTGGTAGCAGTAGAACCCCAGTGAGTACCGTCCAGATAGAAATGCCCGCCAAACTTGTGCCGGTGTTTACTGGTGAAGCAGACGTTAGAGGCTCTTGGGGTGGGCGTGGAAGCGGAAAGACCCGCACGTTCGCCAAGATGTCAGCAGTCCGAGCATTGATGTGGGCCAAGGCAGGCCGTGAAGGAATGATCCTTTGCGGTCGTGTCTTCATGAATTCGCTGGCGGATTCTTCACTAGAGGAGATCAAGGCCGCAATTCGTGAGACGGACTGGCTTGTTCCGCACTTCGACATTGGCGAGAAGTACATCCGCACCAAGGACGGTCGGATTAACTACAGCTTCACCGGCCTTGATCGCAACATCGACAGCGTGAAGTCCAAGGCGCGCATCCTTCTCTGCTGGGTGGACGAAGCCGAGACCGTATCGGATGAGGCTTGGACCAAACTTATACCTACGCTGCGTGAGGAAGACTCGGAGTTGTGGGTAACTTGGAACCCTGAGCGCGAGGAAAGCGCGACCAACAAGCGGTTCCGCAACACAGATGATCCGCGCGTCAAGATTGCCGAGCTGAACTACAAAGACAATAAGTGGTTCCCCGACATCCTAGACCGCGTGCGCCTACGCGACAAAGAAGAGCGCCCGCACCTTTATGACCATATATGGGAAGGTGACTTTATCCGCGTGGTCGAGGGCGCTTACTTCGCACCGCATCTGACCAAGGCGCGCGAGGAAGGTCGTATCGGCATGGTCGCGGAGGATCCGAACCTCATCGTGCGCTTGTTCGCGGACATCGGCGGTACGGGCGCCAAGGCGGATAACTTCGTGTTCTGGGCGGCGCAGTTCGTGGGCACTGAGATTCGCTGGGTCAATCACTACGAGAGCCAAGGCCAGCCGGTTAGCGCGCATCTCGCTTGGATGCGCTCGCAGGGCTACACGACGGACCGCTGCAAGATTTGGTTGCCACATGACGGCGACACGCAGGAGAAGGTTTTCGACACGTCCTATCGCCGTGCGTTGGAGGATGCGGACTACGGCGTTGAGGTTGTGCCCAATCAAGGGAAGGGCGCGGCGATGCAGCGTGTCGAGCGCGGACGCCAGTTGTTTAGCCGCATGCGGTTCGATGAGGCCAAGTGCGCGGCGGGACTGAAGGCGCTTGGCTGGTATCACGAGAAGCGTGACGATGCGCGCGGCATCGGTCTAGGACCTAACCACGACTGGTCTAGCCATTCAGCAGACGCATGGGGCACCGGTTGCGTCGCCTACGAAGAACCCCGCAAGACCGCGCCCATGGATCTATCCCGCTTAACCCGTGGCGTAGTGTAGTCGCGATGTTTATGCTAAACGGTCAGTAACGCCCCCGGAGCCTAACGCCCATGATCGACCCCGCCACCATCCCAGACGGCTTGCTGTCATACCTCCAGAGCGAGGAAATGCGTTCTCTGGACGCCTCCTTGAACGAAGACCGCAAGATTGCGCTCGACTTCTACCACGGGCGTCCGTTCGGTGATGAGATGGACGGGCGTTCGCAGCTTGTAACGCGCGACGTTGCCGAGGTGGTGGACGCCATGACAGTTGCGATCATGCGCACGGTGGTTTCGGACAAGGTTGTAGAGTTCGAAGCGCGGGAGAGTGAGGAGCCGGAGCGTCCGCAGCTTCAGGAGGGCGAGGATCCGGCGCAGGCTGAGCAAGCGTACCGCCAGATGGTCCAGCAGGCCGGTAGGGAGGCACAGGACCGCGCACAGGACGCAACTGCACTGGTGGCGTGGCAGTTCATGCGGGCGCAGTCTGGCTACCGCATCGCCCATGACTGCCTGAAGGCTGGGCTGCTTGAGAAGACCGGCGTGTTCAAGACGTGGGCTGAGCCTACGTATGAGATGGTCGAGGGTGAGGCGCTGGGATCGGAGATTGACGCAGACGAAACCATTGTCGCCGCAGAGCCTATCCCCGATGCCTATGTGCTTAGCGCTGAAGACGGCACCATTGATCAGGCTTACATCGTCAAACGCCGCGTCCAGGGCAAGACCAAGTACCGCGACGAAGCCGTGCCCAACGAGGAATTCCGCTTCTCACCCGAGGCGCGTGAACTGGACGACGCCGCGTATATCCAGCATCGCACCCGCTGCACGCTGTCGGCGCTGATCAAGGACCACGGCATTACCGAGGCTGAAGCTGAGGTGCTGTGGGACGATAGCAACGACACGCAAAGCCTGTCGGACGCACGTGACGAGGGCCGGGAGCGCAAGGACAGCGAGACATCCTATGGCAAGGGTATCAACCGGCAGGTGTGGCGCAAGGAGGAATACACGCGCTGGGATATGTCTGGGGATGGTACGGACACGCTGATCTGTGTTCACCGCGTCGGTAATACCGTGCTGTCTATTCAGGAAGTCGAGGAACAGCCGTTCGTCATCTGGTGCCCGTTCCCGATGCATCACCGCATCGTCGGACAGTCGCTGGCGGACAAGACCATGGACATCCAGCGGGTGCGCTCCGTGCTGCTGCGTCAGGCGATGGACGCGCTGTACTTCGCCAACGCGCCACGCCCGTACATCGACATGGCGCAGTGTGACGAGAACACCATCGACGACGTTCTGTCGATCGTTCCGGGTTCGCCTATCCGGGGTCGTGGCCCTAACTCCGTCCAGTTCATGACGCAGCCGTTTGCGGCGCCGCACGCGTTCACGGCTCTGGAGTTCATGACGGGTGAGCGTGAGGCGCGCACGGGCGTTACGCGGCACAACCAGGGGCTTGCGGCTGATACGCTGAATTCTACCGCCACCGGCTACAAGATCCAGGTCGAGCAGGGCGCGCAGTGGGAGGAATACGTCGCGCGAAACTATGCCGAGGCGCTGGCAGAACTGTTCGAAAAGAAGCTGCGTCTGATGAAGCGTTACGGCGCCGTCGAGCCTGTACGTACAGGTGGCGAGTTCAAGCGGATCGATGCGTCGTCGTTCGAAGACGAAATGGATATGACCATTCGCGTCGGGCTGGGTACGGGTCGCAAGGATGCTCGTTTGCAGGCGCGTATGTTCGTGCTGGAGCAGCAGAAGGAGGCGTTGGCAGTTGGTAGCGCGCTGGTGGACGAAGACAAGATCTACAACAGCATGGCGGGGATCATCACCGATAGCGCGCTTGGTGATCCGAATATGTATGTCAATGACCCGGCGCAGTCTGCCGCGCCAGAGGAAGGTGAGAAGAAGGATCCCGCCACGATCGAGGCTGAAGGCAAGGTTGCTGTCGAGCAGCAGCGTCAGCAGTTTGAGCAGCAGAAGGCGCAGGCACAGATGCAGTTGGACGCGGACAAGAGCGCGGCGATGGTAGAGGCACAGCGTGAGAAGTCAGGTCTGGAGGCTGAATTGGCTCGCAACAAGGCTGAGTTCGAAGCCGACCTAGCCGAGCGTAAGTTCCAGTTTGAAATGGATATGGCTGAGCGGAAGATGCTGGCGGATATTGCGATGCGTCAAGCTATTCAGGAAGCCACGGTGCCGCAAAACCGCCCCGGTGGTGCGCTCGACGCCTAGAGCGTCTTGACAACCCCACCCAATAAGCGGACTATCCATCCACGGCCTCTAACCTGAGAGGAGGTGATCGCGGTTTCGGGCGTAAGTTTACTTTAGAGGGAGATTTGAGATGAAAGAGGGAGAGCGGCTACTTCGGGAGGCCGGGGATATCAAGGATAATCCCAATGCTCGACGGAACAGCTTAAAGCTTGATGAGCTATTGGGGCGTTTCAAGCGGCCTCTAAAGGGAACCCGCTGACATGACCGAAGAAATGGAACTTCGCCAGTGGGCCTTGCAAAGCGCTATCGAGATGGGCGCTGAACTCAAGGACGTGTACACTGTGGCTAACGAGATGGTGGATTACGTCATGGGGCTTTCTACGGGGAAGCCTGACGCATGACCATCGCCATCCCAGACCCGCAAGCCACAGCCAACGCCATGAAGGTGCTGGCGCCTGCGTTTGACGCCGTGGAGGCCGGATATACCCGCCGCCTGACCGACATCGCCACGCAGGAGCCGTGGGCAACCGACAAAATCAAGGCGCTGGCTTTCGCTCTGAAGGTGTCCCAGGGCGTGCGGTCGCATATTGCGGCGGTTATTGCTGGTGGGGATATTGCTGAGGCTAACGAGGCTTGGACGCGGCAGATCGAAGCATTGTCGCCGGAACGCCGCCGCTGGCTAGGGCTGTGAACGCTGCCGAAGAATGCTACGCGCGGCTGCTGGCGGCACAGGCGGAAAGGGTTGAGGCCAAGCGCGTCAATCCCCACGCATTCGCCGAGAAGGAAGCCGACGATAGCAAGGAGCGCCAAAGGTTGGCGTTGAATGCTAAGATTCGGCGGAGGTTGCCTAAGGGGGCGTGATTTTAGGGAGAGATGAGATGGTAATTGGACGTATAGCACGGTCAGATTTAGCAGATCTTGAGCGCTCGGGATTGACGCCAAAGCAGGCTGTGGACGCAATTCTTGCCGAAGCGAAAGTGCGCCACCCTAAGGCGGTAAGCGTTCATATTGTGAAAGCGAACATGCACGAAGGCTTCGATATTGTTGCAATGTAAGCCGCTAACAATATCCGTTGCAGAATCCCAATCATTGGTGTAATTTCCCAACACTGCACTAACGCAGTTTGGAACCACCAATGACCCAGTTTGCAGATGATGCAGCAGTCGGCGGCGATTCTGTCGATGATACGACGGTCGCTACCGAGGCTGTCGTAGATACCCCGCAGGATACCGAGTCCACGCCGGACGAAGTAACCGAAAATGAAATGTACCCGGATGACAAGCCCGCTGATGCAAGCGAGGAAGACGACACCGGCGAACAGCAGACGAACGAGGACGACGAACCCGCCGAGGTCATCGAAGCCCCCGCCAGTCTTAATGCGGACGAGAAAACGCAGTTTGCGCAGCTTGATCCCAAAGCCCAGCGCCTCCTTGCTGACGTAGAAGCCCGTCGAAACAGTCAAGTTACCGCAGCCACCACCAAGGCAGCTAACGCCCAGCGCGAAGCCGAAAGCCGCGCAGCAATGGCCGATGCCCAGGCGAAGGCGGTGTATAGCCAGCAGTTGCGGGCAGTTGTGGAAAGCATCAAGCTTCCTCCGGCCCCGGATCCGCAGATGGCGTACTCTGACCCAGCCTCCTACGTGGCGCAAAAAGCCCAGTACGATGCCGTTCAGGCTGAACTCTCGGAGTTCATGCAGGAAGTGGAGAAAATCGGTGGCGAGGCATCCAGCACTGTCGATCAGGCATTTGTTGATGCGCGTGACCGGGCTTTGATGGCTATCCCCGAGATCCAGAATGAGGAAACCCGCACGGGATTCTTTGATAAGGCTTTCGAGGCGGCTGAGAAGATTGGGCTCGACAGGTCGCAGATCGATCACGCTACGGCGGACGAACTGAAGGCCCTTCGCACTATCTATGACGACCAGCAGGACGCCAAGTTGTGGCGCGAACACAAGGCCGCTAAGGACGCTGCAAGGCGCAACCCGAATGGTCAGTTCAAGCCAACGCGGCAACTTCCTCCGGTCACGATCAAACCGGGCACTATTACGGGGCGCCCCGCGCAATCGAACGACCCGATAAAAGTGCTTTACCCCAACGACTGATTAGGAGGCCAGAGTGGCAACCATCGGCAATTCGTATCTTGATCTAATCGACCTCGCCAAGCGTACCGACAGCACCCGTGCCCTTGCACCGGTTATTGAGGCGCTTAACACCATCAATCCGCTCATGCAGGACGCCTACACGGTCGAATGCAACCAGGGCACCAAGCACCTGACCACCACGCGTACCGGCCTGCCGCCTGTCACGTGGGGCAAGCTCTATCAGGGCATTCCGCAGAGCAAGTCCACCACGCAGCAGGTCGAAGACACGACCGGTTTCGTCGAGGGCCTGTCGTTCGTCGATAATCGCCTGCTGGAAATCTCGAAGAACCCCGGCGCCGTCCGCATGTCGGAAGCACAGCCGTTCCTTGAGTCGATCGCGCAGGAAGTTCAGACCAACTTCTTCTACAGCGACACGGCAACCACGCCGGAGCGTTTCAAGGGTCTGGGTGCGCGCTACAACACGCTGGCCAACTCGCAGGTCATCAATGGCGGCGGCACTGGCTCGGACAACATGTCGGTGTGGTTCGTCACCCACGGCGCGAACCAGACGCGTCTTATCTACCCAGAGGGTACGATGGGCGGCGTCTCGCGCAAGGACAAGGGCGAGCAGCGCGTTACCGATGACATTGGCAATGCGTACTACGGCAAGGAAGAAGAGTTCCGCCAGCATGTCGGCGTCTCGGTTGGTGACTGGCGCTTCAACGCCCGTATCGCGAACATCGACGTTTCGAACCTGCTCGCTGGAACGGTCGATCCCTACGCGCTGCTTTCGAAGGCCTATTGGGCTCTTCAGGGTCGTCGTAACGGCAAGATCCAGAACGGCGGCATGGTGTCGATGGGCAAGACAGTCATCTACGCAAACCGCACCTTCCTTCAGGCGCTCGACGCTGCAACGACCAACGCGGACAAGGTTCAGCTCCGTCCCGATGAGGTCGCAGGGCAGGAGGTTCTGGTTTACCGGAATATGCCGATCCGTGAGGTGGACGCTTTGGTGAACGCCGAACAGCTTGTGGTTTGAACAGGAGTATACTGACATGATTTTCTCGCGCGCACTCCTGTTCAGCGATGGGCAGGCAATCACCGGCACCACGGCATCCACGAACGTCATCGATCTTGGCGCGACTGGCACTGTCATCGGTTCCGCAACCCCGATGGTCCGAGAAATCGGCTTCGGTACGGACGCTGAAATGGCCGTCACGGTCACTCAGACGTTCAACAACCTGACCTCGATGTCGATCAGCCTTCAGGTTGACGACAACGCGGCATTCTCGTCGCCTACCACGGTGTTCACGTCGCCAGCCTACACGCTGGCACAGCTTGCAACGGGGGCGAAGTATCTGCTCCCTGACCGGCTGATGGCGGGGACGAACGAGCGTTATGTTCGTTTGAACTATACCGTCGCAGGCACAGCGCCCACGACCGGGCGTATCACCGCAGGCGTCGTTGCCGCCCGCCAGTCGGCATAAGGAGCCCTAAGACATGACGCAGTTCTATAAGGCTCCCCACGCTGTCCAGGCTGGTGGCATCATCTATGCGGCGGGCGAGCCGTTTATCTGGGAACCCCAGAAGGTCAAGATCGACGGCAAGGAAGTCGAGACCACTCCTGGCGAAAGCTGGGAGAAGGTTCCGGCCAAGGAGGCAATGGTCATCGCAACGTCGCTGGAGCAGGTTCCAGACGATGCAGACCTTGACGCCCTGCCTGTGACGGCTCTCAAGGCCGTTGCGTACATGCGGCGCGTTGCGGGTATCGCCAACCTCGGCGATGGTGACGCACTGAAGGCAGCAATCCGGGCAAGCTACGAACCGAAGCTGTAACCAATACTAGGTGGGGCCGGTCCTTCGGGGCTGGCCCTTTCTTTGTGAGGACGTAGCGTATGGACATGTTTGGTAAGTACAGCGAGACGCTGCCAATTCTGGATAGTGGCATGGTGTCCCGCCTACAGATCGACAAGCGCGGACGGATTATCGTCAGCAGCGGTGATGACAGCGTGATTTACACCACTGTTGTCGAACTCGACACCAACGGCGGTATTGTCCCCGTTCACAAGGGTCTTGCCAACACTTATGACCCCAGCGGAAATCTCCAGACGCAGACTGTCAAGAACGGCAGCACGTGGATCCGCACGCTTACCTATACCAATGGTGAGGTGGCGTCCGATAGCGGTTGGGTGAAGCAGTAATGGCCGATTCCCTTATCCAGCCTTTTCGCCGCAACCTCAACGTCCGCCCTATCATCGGCAGCGTTGGTTTGGTTGCCGTTCCTGTTGCGGTTGCTCCAATGACGGGGCAGGGCATCACAAGCTTTATCGTACAGAACCCCAACCCGTTCCATATCTGGTTCGCTGGTTGGCGCGGGGCTGCGGGCGACATGCCCAATGTCAAAGAGAACGGGCATTATCTCCACCCAGGCGAGAAATACATAGGACGCACGCAGATGCCGCAGTGGGTTGCTGCCGTGGCTGATGACGAGCCGGGGTTCCCGATCCTGACAAGCGGCGGTGCATGGGCCTATGAGGGCAAGCGGACGCGGTTCATACTCATTTATGGTTCGGGTTCGTAATGGGTACGAAGGTTCCGGGGTATCCGCTCAAAGGCAGCATGGGCGATGCGGGCGCACAGGGTCCGATTGGACCGGTCGGGCCGAAGGGCGAGACTGGCAGCGTCGGACCGAAGGGTGAAGCCGGATCACAGGGCGCCAAAGGCGAAACAGGTTCACAGGGCATCCAGGGAGTAAGGGGCGAAACCGGCGCAACCGGCCCAGCCTCTACCGTCCCCGGCCCTGTCGGCCCACAAGGCCCCGCAGGCGCCCCAGCCCCCACCACGGGCCGTCTAGTCCTACTAGGCACCATCAACGTCACCGAAACGTTGCTGGTGTCACTCGCGTTGGGCATGAAGCGCAAGACCTTCGCGCTAGCTGGTGTCACAGCCACCGACACCCTCCTGGCCATCCCCACCGCCGCGCCAACTACAGGCTGCGAAGTGGTCAATGCCTATCCCGCAAGTGCCGGAAACGTAAGTATCGGCTACTACACTCCATTGTTGGGCATAGGCGCGACTTATGCTATACCCGTTTCGATCTTTAAGGTGACCTGAATATGCGCGTTAAGCCTTCCAGCCCGCCGAATGGCAGCGAACTGTTGGTTCTGAACAAGGACGGCAAAACGCTGTATGTAAACAGAACGCAGGTTGCGGCTATTCTGGCCTCCACCGGTGTGCGGTCGCGTCCTTTTCGTAGTCTTCTGACCGAACGTACTGGCACTGAGACCTATCGCGCTGTTCAGGGCGGTGTGTTGGTCGAATTCACGCTTGCAGAGCTGACGGCGTATCTTGCAGGCACTGCAACGCCGGATCCTATCCCCTTCGGGCGCCAGTTGGATGTTTACAGCGGCACGGAGCGCTTTGTTGGGCGCCAGGGCACGGGGGTGTTCGCGTCTGACATCATGCAGACGTTGTATGTTCGGGGGCTGGGCGGGTCGTTGGAGGGGCTTGGGGGTAATTTCCCGGGTGGTGGGGGCGGCACGCCTACTCCGACGCCTACGCCAACGCCATCTTCTACGCTTATCGTCATGGCGATCGGCCAGTCGAACGAAGCGGGGACCGGGCGTAACGCGAACATTGACCCAACGCTTGATGCTAACAACCCGGCTATCTTGCAGTGGGAGATTGGCGTTGCGCCGCCAACGGCCATTGCCAACCAGTTCCCGGCGGGCCTACCTTGGCCTGCACCTTCTGGTGGTTCGTCGATCCGTGGCCCCGCGCCAGCGGTGTCGTACGCGAAGGCACGACTAGCCAGCTTTACCAACGTTGTCATCATTCCCGCCGCTGTCGGCGAAACCGCGCTCTATAACGACGTGTGGGCTGCGCCATCGGGCACGCGTTATGTCGCCGCGCGTGATGCATTGGCTGCGTGTCTAGCGGCTTATCCAGGCGCGGTCGTAGACATCCTGTGGACGCAGGGCGAAGAAGACGTAATCACCAAACTGACATCGGAGGCCAATTACTCAGCGGCGTTGGCGACGATGGTTGCCGGGTTCCGTGCAGTGACGGGCGCGGCATCCGCTCCGTTCCTCATGCATGGCATGACGCCAGAGTTTATTGCGGGGAATGGCTCGGTAGCGCTGGGTATCCAGGCGGCGCATCGTAAGGCGCCTCTCACGATCGCCAATAGCTTCTACGTTCCGGGTACGGCTGGTACGAACTTCTCAGGCGACAACACGCATTACAGCGCCGCAGCATGTCGCAATAGCGGCACACGCCGTGCGGGCGTTCGCGCTGCTGCGATCGCGCTTTCTGCCGCGGCGCCCGCTACGCCAGCCAATCCGTCGCTGGTCAATGATACCATCTCGTGGAAGGTTCCGACTGGCAACGCAGTTGCGTATGTCGTCCAGACGAGCGCAGTCGGCGCAAATAGCTGGGGCAACGATCTTCTCGTCTTCCCGGCAGAGTACACGGCAGAGGGTGGCACGGTATCTGCCGTTGCGCCCGGTAGCGGTGCGCGTGACATTCGCGTTATCGCGCGCTCGCGGGGCGGGGACAGCGCGCCCACGGCTACCTTGTCTTACACGCCGGGTTCGTACGCTACTGAGTCCACCGCGATCTTTACGGCGATGCAGGCGGCAGGATCCGAACCTGACACGACGCGCAAGGGTGTCATTGATACCTATGTTAAGGCGCTCTTGATGGGTTCGACGTCTGGTACAAATATCCTCGCCAAGCTGGATGTGCTCCACACTTATGCAGCGCATAGCTCGGCAGCGGCGCTCATTAACTGGGCAAATCCGGCAGCTTATGCCGCTACCCTGAGTGCAACGCCGCCCACGTTCACGGTCGACCGCGGCTTCACCACCGATGGCGCGGCATCGGAGATCAACTCGAACTTCAATCCGGCGACTGCGCCTTCTCCGAAGTTTACGCAAAACTCCGCGCTATTTGCGATTGGCTCGCGGACTAGCGCGGCAAGTGCCAACTCCGATGGTGGGTGGTTCAATGGAACCAGTGGTGTCACTCTTGCTTGCCGAGCAACGGGCGATAATCTCAACGTTCGTTTGAACCAGACAAGCGTTTCGAGTTTTGTCGGCGGGGCCACGCTCGGCAACGGGTTCTTCGCGGGTGATCGAGACGATGGCACCGCAACCGGTGTGGTCGCGTATCGCAATGGCGTCGCCCGTGCTCGTGTGACGGGCACTGCTACTGTAGCGCCTGTGAGCGAGACTCTCCGCGTCGGTCGTTCCTCTGCGACTGGGTACGCTGCTCGTCAGTACACCGACAACATGATCGGCGGGCATCTCACGACCGCAGAGCACACCGATCTAGCGGCTGCGCGGGCCGCTTATATGACAGCAGTTGGTGCGTAAATCCCATTACCGCTTAAAGGCGAACTGACATGGCGTCGAAGATAGAACCGCGCACGAACCTGCACATCGCCGACAAGAGTTTCCCGACCGGGTATCGCCTGTACGACGACCTCAAGGGAATCAGCAGCGGCCTGACCATTGAGCGGGTCAAGTCTGTCATGGAGCGGGGCGGGATCCGGCTCAAGGGCGCTTCCAAGGGCGTGCGGATCGTGGGTTGCTTTTTCACGCTTAAGGCGCCGCAGACGGGCAGTAATCTGCCCGGTGGTGTAGAGATTCAGGGCGGTGTGTCGGACGTGCTGGTGGAAGGTTGCGAGGCGTCGCACTTCTGCATGGTGCCCGTCCCCAAGAAATACGACAACGGCGACGGCTTCGCGAGCGAGCGGGGTTGCATCGGCTTGGTGTTCCGCGACTGCTACAGCCACGACAACAGCGACGGTGGGTTCGACAACAAGGGCGAATATCGCCTGGAAAACTGCCGATCTGAGCGCAACAAGCGCAACTACCGCGCATGGGATGGCGGGGTGTACGTCGATTGCGCCAGCCGCGATCCTCGCGAGGCACACTGGTGGTTCGGCACTGGCATGCTCGACGCGACGCTGGTCAACCCGACCTTTGAAGGCACGGGCCACCACCTGATGATCGATTACGGCAAGCCGGGGCAGGTGATCGCCATCACCGGGGGGAGCGTGGACGGTCGCCCTATTACGCGTGTTGAGGATTTGCGCGTCAAGAAGAATGGCAAGGGCAAGAACGTGTTAGTGACGTGGGCGCCTATCGCGGAAACGCGTGGCTTCGATGCTGGTGAGGTGCTTCCTGACGGCAACAACGACGGACTAGTCAAGATCGGTGCAGCATGGGCAAAGAAGTTGAGCCTCCCGGTCGGGTCTGTGCTAAAGAACATTGGTGGCACCCGATACGAGGTCGTTAGCTAATGTCCATCGCAATCCCAACCTACGCCCCCGGCGCCATCTCCAACTACTCGGAACTCATCGACGAGATTCGCGACATGATGGACGACGCCGATTATAGTCAGGAGGCGATTGACCGGGCATTGCGAAAGGCTGAGGCGGAATTTAACCGAACGCTGCGGACGCCTGACATGGAAACGCGGGTAGTGTTCGACATCACGTCCGAACTGACCGCGCTGCCTGACGACTTCCACGAAATGCGGTTTATCTTCGTGGAGTCGCAGCCTGACCGGGGGTTGGCGTCTATGTCACCGGGTGGGATGCTCCAGACCTATGGCGGCATCTCGGGTTGTCCACAGGCGTATGCCATCGAGGGGCGCAATCTGCGCGTCGGGCCTGTGGGTGATGTGACTGTTGAAATGGTCTATTACCAACGGATCCCCGGACTGTCGGATGCTACCGTGTCCAACTGGCTGCTTCGGAAGCACCCGGACCTGTACGTCGCGGGCGCGCTGTATCATCTGGCACGTCGCGAGCGTGATGCTGACGGGATGGCGCAGGCGGCGCAGGAGGTGGCGACGTTGACCGAAAGCATCAAGCAGAACGCCAATTCGTCGCGGTGGGGCGGTGCCCCGTTGATTCCTACGGGGTATCGCCAAGTTGGTCATGTGAGGTTTTGATGCTGGGACAGCACTTTATACAGTGCGCTTTGGCTTTGCGGGCCAACAGGGCGGGCCATGCCCCAGCTAGCTGCGGAGTATCGATTCAATTACCGATCAACGCTGATCTGGTGGGTATCAGCAGAGGCCTCACCAAACCGCAGCCCCACTCTTATGCTATGGCTACATAACCATGTCAACCAAGCGCCTCCCCTTCCCCGCTTACCTCCCGGACCAGTTGCCGCGCGGTGTCCTCACCAGCGCTATCAACGTCCTGCCAGCGGCTGATGGGTATCGCCCGGTCAAGTCGCTCGCCTCCATCTCAGACCCGCTCCCCGCCACATTCAAGGGCGGGTTTGCAGCCATCTCCACGGACGGTACGGCTTACCTGCTCGCAGGCACCAGCAACGGTCTAGCGCGTTACTCTGGCGGGGAATGGGACGACCTTATCGTCGGCATGTCCGTCACCGATCGCTGGCGGTTCACGCAGTTCGGTAACTTCGTGGTGGCGGTCAACGGTGTAGAGACCAAGCAAGTCGATCTGAACGCGGGCACGGCGTCCAACCTGACCGAGTGCCCCAGCGCGACGGGCGTGGCGGTGGTTGGGGATTACGTCGTTGTCACGCAGGCAGGGGGTGACAAACTCCTAGTGAAGTGGTCGGGGTTCAACGACCACACGGAATGGACCCCAGGCACCAACCAGTCGGGTTTCCAGCCGATGCTTACGGGCGGCGAGATCAAGGGCATTGCGGGCGGCGAATACGGTGTTATCCTCCAGCGGTTCCGCTTGGTCCGTATGGAGAGAACCGGAGATGCCACAGCCCCTTTTTCGTTCAGTGAAATCACGCCTAACTTCGGTTGCGCCTCTAGTGGCAGCATCGCACAGGCAGGCCGCTCCGTGTTCTTCCTTTCTGACCGGGGTTTCATGGCGCTGGAGGATGGGCAGGCGCTCAAACCACTAGGCAATGAGAAGTTCGACCAGTCGTTCCGCGATTCGGTGACGCCTGAGGATTACGAGAAGATTTGGGCAGCTATCGATCCGAAGCGCTCGCTGGTCATGTGGGGCGTGCCGGGTGTGCCCGGTAGGATCTGGGTCTATAATTGGGTCATTGACCGCGCTAGTACGATAGAGATCCCGTTCTCTGGCCTGTTCGCTGGCTACGAAAGCTCCGTAACGCTGGAGCAGGTTGGCACGCTATATCATGATCTGGATGCCATGCCGTATTCGCTGGACGACCCCCGGTTTCAGGGTGGCGATCCGCGCTTGTACGTGGTGGACCGTCAGAACCGTATTGGCGCGCTGTCGGGACCTAACCTAGCGGCGACCCTGACGATGGGCTGGCAGGCGCTGGCGGATCCCATGGTGGCGCGAGTGCGGTCCGTCACGCCGATGTCCGATGCTACCGCAGGTGTAACGATCCGTATCGACGCACGGCAGCGGATGGGTGATGCGCTGGGGATCGTTACGGAGTCGGGGATGCAGCCTTCGGGTAGGGTGCCGATCCGTGCGCGGGGGAAGTATATGGCTATCTCGATGATCGTCGATGCCGGGGTGCGGTGGAGCTATGTCCAGGGGATTGATTGCGACTATGATACGGGTGGGCAGAGATGATTCCCAAAATACAACAAAGCCCCGCGATTAAGCGAGGCTCTGAAGGGCGTTTTAACATGCGCCTAAGGTTGGCTCCCTGTAGTCTGGATATTCCCGTTTTCATCGAGTGTCAACCATGAGCAAGCCCGTACCCGTGGACGGCAAGCGCCTGGACTGGCCGCGTCTGGTGGCGAATGCGATCAACGATCTGATGAACCGTAAGCCACAGGCAGAGGAAGTCCGGTATCGCGCTGGCGTGCTCCAATACTACGACGGCGCAGATTGGGTAGACGTGCCGTGATTCTGTCCGACGAAGACCGCAACCGCCTACAGCCCGCAGCCGATGCGGCGGGGTATTCGTTGGCGGATCTGGAGCAGAAATTAGCAACCGGACACGCGATGTTGTGGCACGTTGGCGAAATGACTGTGACCAGCGAAGTAGACGAGGACGGTGTTTGCGACATTAGACTAGGTGGCGGCAAGATGACGCGGGACACCATACGCGGCCTTGAATTCGCTGTGCTTACATCGCCCTTTCATTCCGACGTGAAAAAGCTTAGGGTGTGGGGGCGAAAAGGATGGCTTCGGCTGTTACCCCACTGGACGTTTTGCGGTATGGAAGACGGGCTTGCGATTTTGGAGCGTGACGCATGAAAAGTAAGTCCAAGACCTCGACCAAGCCGGTCTATTCGGCACAGGTCGAAGGCGCCGCAAGCAATATCAGCAACGCATACAACGCCGCGCAGCCGGGGATTACGTCCACGGCCAATTCGCTGGCGAGTGCGGTTCCGGGGTTGATGGAGCAGTATAATTCGGGGCAACCCGGAGTTAAGTCGGCCATGCAGTACAACCAAGACGTGACCTCGGGCAAGTATCTTGATGCAGGCAACCCCTACCTCCAAGGTCAGATCGACCAGACGAACGCGGGGGTCCGCAATGGCCTTGCCGCATCGCTGGGTACGCGTGGCCTGACGGGTGGTTCGGCATTCGGTGACATCATCACCAGCAACCTCGCGAAGAACGAAAACAACCTTCGCTACACGGATTACACCAACGAGCGCAACCGGATGGATTCGGCAGCATCAGCGGCGGGCGGTATCTCGTCTGCGCAGTATCAGCCGCTGTCGGTAATCCAGAGCATCCTTCAGTCTCAGCAGGCACCTGTACAGGCAGCGGCGGGGGCTGGCGCGGGAATTGGGGGGCTTCTCGGTTCGTACACCAACACCACCCAGAAGTCTTCGCCGTCGATCGCATCGCTTATCGCGCAGATGGCCGGTAACGCCGCAAGCGCATACGCAGGGGGTGCATGATGTTTGGCACGACGCGTAAGGGGTTGTTCGGGGCGCCGATGATGGGCGCCGACCCACTGGCGGCACCCGGCGCTGGTTTGGTTCAGCAGGACGCTGTGACACCGACGTACAAGAAGCCCTCCACGGCCAATCTCATCATCGGCACGCTGGGTGACACGCTGTCTCAGTGGGGTGGTGGCAAAGGCACGTTCTTGCCGGGGTTGCAGATGCGTCAGCAGCAGGCGGCAGAGGCGGCACAGTATCAGCAGCAGCGCGCGGATCAGTACACCGATTGGGAGCGCAAGCAGCAGTACGAGGCGGCGCATCCCTCAGCGGGTGGTGGCACCGCCTTGCAGCAGAATTACGAATACCTGAAAACGATCGACCCCAACGCGGCGGAATCGTACCTACGCACACAGACGACCGCGCCTCCGATTGTGCAGACGAACCCGGACGGCACCAAGACGATTTACCCATCGGGCGCTATCCCGCAGGCTGGTTCGGCAGCGCCACGCCAGATCCTGCAACAGCTTCCTCCAGGCGCCGTGCCAATGGGAGGTGCGCCCTCGCAAGGGGCGCGTACCTTTCCAGTCCGGTGATATCCTGCCGCACTTGATCCAGCAGGAAAGCGGCGGGCGTGTCGGTATCTCCGGGCCTCAGACTCAGTACGGACAGGCGCAGGGCATGACGCAGATGTTGCCAGCCACGGCGCAGGGTGTCGCGAAGAAGCTGGGTGTTCCCTGGAGGCCGGATCTTATGTCAGGCACGTCGCAGGCGGCGGCAGCTTATCAGAAGGCGCTTGGTCAGGGGTATCTTGAGGAATCCCTAAACGCTACCGGCAACGTGCGTGATGGACTAAGGCGATACCACGGAGGCCCTAATCGTCGTCTCTGGGGTCCGAAAACGAATTCTTACGCCGACAACATTCTTCGGCGCATGGGGGTATAATGGCACAGCGGTATCAGACTCCGGACGGCAAAATCTACGAGCAGCAGCCTGGTGGCGGCTATCTTGAGGTAACGCCGCAGGAGCAGCAGCCTTACACCATCGGCACAGCGGATCCATCTAAGGCTTACGACGCTCCGCGCGCGCAAGCCGAACTTGGCGGCGCACAGCTAGGTAATGCCCGTACTGCACAGCAGATGGCGTTGGAAGCCGCCAAGGTGCCATTCGCACCCCGGCAGGCTGCGGCTGATACGACGAAGGCAGAGGCAGAGGCACAGGCTTCGCAGTTGGCTTTGGATAAGGCCCGCCGTGAAGCTGCTATGCCAGTCTCCGGTCAGGTCGGACGCGAGAACCTTCAGCGCGCGATCAACGACATCAAGGCACGCTTCGCAGCGGGTCCGGGGCGTACGTCGGGCATTGGCGGGCTGGCGGATTATCTGCCCACCACCGAGAATCAGCAGTTTGATGCTGCTGGCAACGCCGTCCGTGGCTTCGTCGGTCCTGCGTTGGGTCTGACGGGTGGCCAGCTCAATACGGAGAAAGAAGCCCAGCGCGCAGTCGGGCCGTACATTCCTCAGGCTGGCGACCGCGACGCGGTTATTCAGGACAAGATCCGCCGCCTTCAGGGTCTGGCGGATGCTATGGGCGCGAACAAGCGTGCGTCGCAGTCCAGCCAGCAGCCCCAAGTTGCCATGATGGCCCCCGGCGCAGGCACCACGCCACCACAGGCCCCGCAAGGCCCTGCTGGCTACGATGTTGGATCGGTCGCGGGCGCTCCCGGTGGCGGCAATGGCGGCAGTGGCAACTTCGCGAGCGCGGCAGGCGTGGCGATGGCCAAGCGACTGTCCGATGCTTACACCAAGGGCGCGGACGTGCAGCAGCTTAACCGCCTGCTGTCGGACAACGGGTTTCAGACGTTCTCGGATCCCGGCACTATCGCGGCTATCCAGAAGCGCGGACGGCTGAACTTCGCGCCTCCTGTTGCCGACGACACGCGCGGCACGGTTGGACGTGCGCTTGGCGGTCTGGCGGACTCCGCTGGTGGTGCATACGCTATCAGCGCAGCGGACGCCCTGACGGCTGGGACCTTGGATAACATTGCAGGCGGTCAGTCCAACCTGGCGATGGAATACTCCCGCCAGCAGTATCCGGGGGCATCGCTCGCTGGAACCGTCACGGGCGGTGCGCTCGGTGCGGGGGCTGCTGAACTCGGGCTTGCGCGCGCTGGTCTGGGTGCGGGTGCCGCCGCGCTTGGTGGTGACGCGCTCTACGGCGCTGCTTACGGCGCTGGCTCGACTGAGGACGGTTCGCGATTGCTTGGTGCGGCTGGTGGTGGACTCGGTGGTCTGGCTGGCGGCGCTGCGGGGCGTGGGTTAGCGCGGGGTGTTGGCGGTGCGTTCCGTGGCGTACAGAATGCCGATGCTCAGGGGCTGCGTGCGGCTGGCGTGCCTCTCACTGTCGGGCAAACGCTAGGCGGTGCGGCTAAAGGCATTGAGGATCGCCTGTCTGGCGTCCCAGTGCTTGGCGGCATCGTAAACGCACGTCGCCTAGAAGGTATGCAGGGTTTTAACCGCGCAGCGTTTGACGAGGCTCTAGCGCCCATCGGTGCGAACACTGGTGGCATCACCGGCCCCCGTGGTATTGATGCGGCACAGAACGCAACGCGGCAGGGTTACGACAACGCCTTGAACGGCGTATCCGTCACGCGTGATCCTCAGTTCACTGGGGACTACAACGGTGCAATCGCGCAGGGCTCGCAAGTGCCGCGCGTTGGTCCTGAATTCGAAGCGTGGGCGCGGTCCGATCTAGACCCCCTGACGGCGCAGCCACAGTATGACGGCGCGACGATTCAGGACTTTATCCAGCAGACTCGCGGTGCCGACTTCGGTAATGATGCGATGGGCAATCTTGTCGGTCGCTCCGTGACGGGTGCTGAAGATGCTATGCGCGGTCTGGTGAACCGTCAGGCTCCCGGCGTCATGCCAGCGCTGCGTAACGCAGATCAAGCCTACCGCCAGACGCAAGTTCTAAAGGATGCCGTCAACCGCGCTCGCAATGGCACGCGCGTAGGCGAAACCGGCACGTTTGCGCCGTCACAGTTGAACGATGCAGCAGCGGCGAACGGCAAGCGCTTCGGCGGAAGCCAGGGCACGACGCGCCAGCCGTTCTTCAATCTCACGGAAGCGGGTCAATCGGTTCTGCCTAACTCTGTTCCAGACTCAGGGACGGCGGGGCGTTTGCTGACGCAGCAAGCGCTAGGAGCGGCAGGATTGGGCGTTCTGGGCGGAGGTGCTGGCTACGCTGGTGGGGGCGAGGATGGCGCTCAGGCTCTGGGGATTAGTGGTCTTGCCACAGGTGGCTTGCTGGCTGCTGGCGGCTCGCGAGTTGCCCAGCGTGCGTTAGTTGCTTCGTTGCTCGATCGTTATCCCGCAATGATCGCGGCTGGTAACGGTATAGCGAACCGGGCGCGCATTGGCGGATTGTTCGGGGCGCCTATGCTGGCTGGTGCCGGTTCGTCGTTGACGACGCAATGACGCCTGATGAAACAGCTCGAAGATTATGCCTTTCAGCATGATACCTAATATGATGCCCCAACTCATGCTGCATGGTATAGCAGAATACAGGAGTAAGTAACATGCCAGTAGCTACGGAATTCTCGACTACTCCAAGTGAGAACGTGACCATCGGCGGGACTAATGTTGCCGAGGGCTGTTCGCCTGCGGGCATCAACGAAGCAATCCGCTACGTTTCCGCTGTCATGCGGGATACTTACAACCGCATCCCGGCTACAGGCGCGTTCGTTCCGACTGCTGGCGGATCCTTCACCGGAGACATCCTGCGTGCCACCCGTGGCGCTTATCTGCACCATGCAGGGGCATCGCAGACGGATGGCCGGGTGATCTTCCTCCCTGAAGGCTCTGCACGTCCTACAGGCTCTGAGGGCCTGCTTGTGTTCTACTACACCTGATGGACGCGTTTATCTCTGGAGCGTGGCGGTTTGTTAGGCGCGGCGAGGTCGTCATTGGCGGCGCAGCGCGGGGTATCACGCGCGCGGAAGTGTATCGTTCTGGTACATGGCGTCCTGCCGTTGCGTTCACCACCGCCATGTCCCTAACCGCCACCAACGTATTCGGACGCGGCAATAACGCAGGCCGTCCGGTGTCGGTGGTATCCGCTGCGAGTCAGGCAACGCCAACCGGGGGGTTGGGGCCGTATTCGTATAGCTGGGTCATTACGAGCGGAGGCGCCTCGATTACCTCCCCCACGATGGCATCCACGACATTCCGGCAAACAGTAGCCGGTGACTCCGTTGCTACATCTACGGCACGCGTGACATGCACCGATGTACTCGGTACAACGGCGACAGCAGATATTACTATCACCCTGACTAACGGGACCATGTGATGCACCATTTCTTTGAAGCCATCACGAACACGGCGGGCGACAGCTTGATCGGGTATTTTGCGCGGGTAATCGACAGGACCACGCAAAACACGGTCACGTTGTCATCGGACGATAACGGCACGCCGATCGTTACCGTGTCTGGCGTCGAGAACATGGCGAAGTCCGATGCTTACGGGAACCTTAGTCTGTACGTGGTTCCGGGTACGTATCACCTCGACATCTACGCACCTAATACCACGTCGTTCCTGTATCGGGTTTCCGACGTTGCGATGAATTCGACGAAGGGGGATCCGGGGCCGCAGGGTGAGCAGGGCAATCCCGGCAACGGCCTCTCCGACACATTCACGCAGCCCGGTACTGGTGCGGTCACTCGGACCGGCACAGACAAGCTGCGCGATACTGTCTCACTTCGGGACTATGGCGCGGATCCTACGGGTGTTGCCAGTTCTGTAACGGCTTTCAACCGCGCGCTCGCAGCGGGAAAGCGCGTCATTGGCAGGCCGGGTGACATCTACCTGCTGGATGCGTCGGTAACCGTGCCAGATGGCCGCGACATCATCGGCAATAAGGCTACGCTCAAGACGCCATATCAGGGCATCGATGGTTGCCTTAACCTAGTGAACAACAACTGCCTCGTCAGCGACTGGATTATCGATGGCGCTGGTGGCCTGTACTCGGTCCTGAACACGGGCAAGTTCAACGAGTTTTCAAACAACATCTGCACGGGCAACATCGGTCACTATTTCTTCTCGACCAGCGCGCGCAAGGTGAAGGCAACCGGCAACCGCGTGCTGGGCCTGACGGCATCTACCCAGATCACCACAGCGCTTTGCGTCGAAAACTCGTTTGACATCGACGTATCCAACAACCTGTTCGATGATGTGATGACCGGCTGGGCAATCCAGTTCCGCAATTGCCAAAATTTCGGCATCAAGAACAACGTCATTTTCCAGAAGCAGTATTCCGACACAAAGACCGCGACCTCTGGACAGACCGTTTTCAACTTCAATCTTGTTGAAAAGGTGCTGATTGATATTCTGAACGGCAAGGGCAAGGTTCGTATTCAGATCAACGGCAAGCCACTGTCGCCAAAGAACCGCGACGGCAGCACCAACTACACGATCGACGGCACTGGCCCAACGTTCACCATTACGTTCACCACGGGGCGCACGGCTGGGGAGTTGGTCAAGCTGGTAGGCTATCGCGGCGCTGAAAACATCCAGCTCAACAACGGATCGCGTGACGGCGTGGTCTCGCTGAACTCGATCGACGGCGGCGCGGATGCCGGGATTATCGTCATCGGTCGCAACATCACGCTCGACGGCAACAACATCAAGAACGTCGGTTACGCCGGTATCGCTGTCTATGGCGGTAGCAGCAACGTGTCCATCACGGGCGGCGTTATCGCCAACGTAGCGCAGATGGATGATGGCCAGTCATCGCCAGACGATCCCACGCTGTCGTCACCTTTTGCTGGCGGCATCTTTAACGCTGGTGAGAACGTAACTGTCAACGGCGTGGTGATCGACAACAGCGACGGTACGATGCAATACGCGGCGTTCTCCAATTACTTCAACACCATGCGCACCGATGGCAGCTACGGGCTGCGTTACACCGGTCTAACGTATGCTGGCCTGCCGTTCTCGGTGGCGCCTATTGTCATGCCAAACCAGACGCCCGGGCAGCGCATGAACTCCATTTCGGTCGATGGGCCTATAGTTTCTTACCCGGAGCAAATCAACCTTGAAGACACATGGGTTGATCGTTCGCCGCCTGTTTCTGGAACCGTATATCTACAGCCTGCCGATACGACCTACTTCATCGTTGGCGGATCCTCACAGACGCGCGCGGTGAAGGATACGACGGTAACCAAGGGCGGCGGCGCGTCGATCCAGACCGTTGCCGGTGAATATCTGGACTTCAACCTTACCCGTGCTGCCATGTTGCGTGATACGGTTGTAGAAGTGACATTCTGGGCGAAGAACGCAGGTGGCAACAGCTATGTCCATGTCATCACGACGCTTGCCGGTGGTGAAGCTGCGTTAATTGCACCCATTACCTCAACGTCATGGCGGCAGTACACGATCAGCTTTCCGTTCACTAATGATCTGACCGATGCCATCAAGATACGCGTCGGCGCAAACATCGGCAGCGCGAACGTGCAGTATATTCAAATCAATGCGCGTAGGCTATAATCCGGGTTCCATTGTAGGAGTATCACGACATGGCCGAGAAACCGAAGAAGCCGAAACCGGCACCCAAGCCGAAGCCCGGAACCACGCAGCGCAGTGGCGGCGGCGGCAACACCAACCCGACGCAGCCGCCCAAGAAGCCCGGCGGCTGACCTATAATGTGGTCCATCGTCACGTTCGGACTGCTTTGCGCCGCTGCCGTGGCAGTGTCGTCCTGCGTGAAGGTGGACCGCAAATGCGTCATGACGGCAGCGGTGGTCATCTCGATCAACTGGCTGCTGTTCTCGCTGCCCTGGATATATGCCCCAGCCTCGCTGGCGTTTATCGTGAGAGGCTGGGGCGTATATGTTACGCATGAAGACACATGGTCTTTTATCGACCTCTGTTCGTTGATCGTAATAGGCTTCGCGTGCCGTCATCTTTGGTGGTCGCCTATCCTGTGGTCTGTGTATCTTGTGACGCTGGCGATGCATGCCGTGGCACGGTGTAATGGCCTTGAATATCTCGACTACCGCCGGGTGCTGGACGCGGCTTTGATTATCCAGCTTGCGACGATTTTCGTGGTTGGGGGTGGTGACTGTGCCGTACGTTTGCTTACTCTTTGGCGTGGCCTTCGTGGTGTACGCAGTGATTCCCGCAGAGTGGTTGAAGATGCGTCGTGATTAATGACAGCGATATGCGCCATATCTGGATGTTCATGTCAGCACTGGCCGGTGCTGTGACCGCGCTCGCACAAATGACCTATAAGGAAATGACGTGGGTGCAGATCGCGCTTACGTTGTTCTCCGGTTTCGGGTTCGCCGTATTCTTCATGCCGTCCATCGCACAGTGGATGGGTATCGAGGAAACCAACATCCGTGCTACCAACGCCATCGTCTACATCGGCGGCACTGGCTGGAATATCCTTCTACCGTTCGCAATTCACAAGGCTAAGGCCGGTGTCGCCCTGTTCGGCGGGAAGGATCCGGCATGATGGTCTTTGATGTCATGAACGTAGCGGGGCGCGTGGTCGTTACGGCTATCGTTGTCTTCAAGCTGACGCAGTTTCGCGAGATGACCAATTTCTGCGAACGCATCGGGTTGGGGATGATGGGCGCTGGCTCGTTCCTTACCATCCCGGTTATCATGTTCAAGAACGACAACCCCTTTGAGGGGTGGTCCATCTCGCTGCTGACATACGGGGTTATCCTGTTCCTCGCTGGCAGAACGTGGCGAGACCATAAACACGCACGCGCCAACAAGCAGATGGTCCGACAGGGCATGGTGTGGAAGGCGCAGAGAGGGAAGCCATGATTGACGTAAAGAAGCTTCAGCGGGCATTGGGCCTTGTGGATGACGGGTTTATCGGCCCTGATACATGCCGAGCTCTGTTTGCTCGATTCGGCGCCAATGTAGACCGTTCTTTGGAATTAGGTTTGGCGGCGAACGTCCACCTTCGTGCTTACGGTATTTTTGACACTGAATTGCGACTGGCACACTTCATGGCGCAGCTTTCTCATGAAAGTGGCGGATTCCGCTATATGGAGGAGATCGCCAGCGGTGCTGCCTATGAGGGCCGCGCGGACCTGGGCAACACGCAAGCAGGTGACGGCAAGCGGTACAAGGGCCGTGGTCCGATCCAGCTTACTGGACGCGCTAACTACCGGCTGTTCGGCCGCGCACTAGGCATTGATTTCGAGAACAACCCCGAGATTGTCGCGTTGCCGTCCATTGGGTTGCTGGCGGCTTGCCATTTCTGGAAGATGCGCGGCCTAAACGAACTTGCCGACGCTGACGATATTGTTGCAATCACGAAGCGCGTGAATGGTGGGCAGAACGGGTTGTCAGATCGCAAAGCCTATTTGGCTAAGGCTAAGGCGCTGTTAGCATGACCAACATTAGGTGGCCTGACGCACGCGGTTGGATCGGGATTGGCGTATTTCTGCTAACCGTCATGGTATTCGTAATGACCGCTACCATCCCGGCGCTACGTGAGAACGAGTATTTTAAGACGCTCGGCACGCTGGTGGTCGGCGCCTTCATCAAAGACGTTGTATCTTGGGCCTATGCCGCCACCAAGGGTGGTGGGGAACTCGCAGAGCGCAATGCCAACATTGTTGAGAAGCAGGCCGCTACACCAGCCGGAACGCCTGCGGATCCCCTATCTGTAACGGAGACAACCCATGAGCCTATTCGGTAAGATCCTAACCACCCTCGCCAAGCGCGTCCTGATTCCCGCCGTCGCCAACATCGCCAAAAACCCCAAAGCACCCCTGACGCTCGATGCGGCCAAGGATGCTCTGGTAGAGGCGGCTAAGAATGAGGGTGTGCGGCAGGTGGGCAAGCATATCCTGTAAAGCGGGTTTGCATATGGTTTGGGACGTGTGAAGGAATTGGGGGTTTCTTTACACGTTCCGTCTGTTGGGCTAGGGTGCCGCCACCAAACCTTCCTAGTCGGTGGAATGGATCGTAATAGGCGTGGCAGGTGTGCGAAGCCCGCCACGCCGCTATTACATACCCCCGTAGTGCAGCGCGCATTCCTCCGCTAGTTCGGCGATCAACTCCCGCGCCGATTCGCAGTCGTCACCACGGAAGTCTATATCGCCCTCTCGGATCATCATCGCCAAGCTCATCAGCTTGATGGCGTGGTCGCGCATGATTTCTATTGTTTCAGGATCGCTCATGCCTTCTCTCCCTGCGGCAAGAGGCGGATGGCGGCGGCAAGTGCTTCACACGCCCCTGCGGCGACGTGCGCCTCTTCCTCGGTAATCGATATGCCGGCGACGGTTACACCGCCTGCCGCAACGATCTTATTCCACTGCGCAAGCCCGGCATCTGCCACCTTTGCCGCGTCTTTGATCGCATCCGCATAGGACCGCGCTGGGGGTGTGGTGGCATCGTCCTCGCTCCAATGAGCGTTCAGGATGGCAGCAATCTTGTCGGCCACCTCGCGCGGCTTCTCGACGTATCCCGCAACGATCAGCGTCGGGAAGCGCAGCCCGATCGATGTCCCACGCTCCGTCTTTTTGGGCGCGCTCTGGTAGTGGACCGCGATGCACTCAGCGCGCAGGTCTTCCTGGTCGAGATTGCGCAGGTACGCGGTGCTGTCGACGCTCCAGGTCTGATGCTCCCCGCTCATGATGCCTTTACCTGTGCGAGGGCGGCGGGTGTCGAGAGAGCAGCCCACAGAACCTTGCACGCGAGGTGGATCGCCTGATCCTGATTGAACGACAGCCTGCCCCGGCACTTAAGGTCGTCGGTCAGCGCGTGGATTGCCGTCTCAGCCAAGCCAAGAACAGGCGAGCGCGTGATAACGGCAACAGCGGCACCGTGGATCACCGCGTGCGCCCCGAGAGCCTGATACCAAGGCACGCCGGGGATGGGCGCGGTCCGGTTCTTGGCCTTCGCGAGGAAATCGCCTTGCAGCGGGTAATCAGCCAACGCATGCGCGCCGATCATGGCGAATAGCTTGTTCATGCGTTTTCCTCCAGCCAGCGGATCGTGTCGGCCCAGCGGCGCTCGTCTTCGGCGTTGCACTCCATGCAGCCCTGCGTCAGGGCCAAGTTCTGCCGAGCCAGCTTTATGAGCCGAGCAGGCTGGGCGCCGACCCTAGCTGCCGCGATGCGAGGCCAACCGTCTTCGAGTTCGATGCCGACCGCAGTGCATATCTCTTGGGCGGCTACATCCGCAGCCAGCCGGGAGCCATCCTCGCAGTGGTAAATAAGCCCTTCGCCCGCGAAGTGGTCGACCAGCACGAAAGCGCGCCACACAGCCTCCCGCAAGTCCTCCGATAGGGTGGGAGGCGTCGGGGTGGCGACGAGGGCGTCTTTGCGGGCGTTCAGGAGAGCCGTTGCGCGCTGGCATCCGGCATCATGCAGGCCAAGATCGCCGTTGCACTCCGCGTCACATGCCACCGTCGCGCGATCGTCCAGTGCGGCCCAGACACCCTCCCCCTCCTGCGACGTTGCGGGCTGGGTAGCGAGGTAAATGCCGCCCTTTGCGAGATTGGCGACGATCAGCTTGTCATCTGTAGCGTTGCCAATGGTGATCGCTTCGATAGCCTGCCAGACTGCGAGGCGGGCTTCGTCTGTGTTCAGAAGCCGCGTCATGGCAAAACCTCCCCAAGCAGGGCGAGCCCGGCGATGTTCCGCATCCCCTGAATGGTTACGGACGACACGAGATTGTCTCGCGTATCGCGAATGCGCTCTAGGGCCACCCGCAACCGCTCCACCTCTCCCGCCTGATTGGTCGCGGGTACAGGTTCGGGGGATGCGGCGAGCATGGCGGTGAAAGCTTCACGGACGTGGAACATCATCCCGTCCAATCCCTGCCCCGGCTCCCGTGGGCCATATCCGCACCACTTCCAGCGATGATCGTCAGCAGCAGCTTGCCCGGCCTTCAACATCGCTTCAGTCGGAACGCGCGGTACTGCAACCCAATCTGCCTCCTTAGATGTTCCCGTAGGAGTCGGAGTAGCGGCGAGGCCAAATGTCGGTTTCCCGAATGTGCTGGGATTGGCCAGCGTTCCCTCCCCCTCCTGCGACGTTGCGGGCTGAGTAGCGAGGGCGGCGAACTTCTCGCGGATCACATTGATACAGTCGGCGGTATCCATGAGGTAATCGCCCGCTTCGTCGTCCAGCCGCTTCTGCTCCGCTTCGAGCCAACTGACGATCTCCACCTCTCCCGCCTGATTGGTCGCGGGTACAGATTCGGGGAAGATCGATCGCAGGACCGCCTTGGCCTCCGCGACGGTCATCAGGTTCGTGCCGCTGCGCCCCGCCATCGGCTTGATCGCAACCAAGTCGGCGCAAACGGTATCGGGCAACGGGGCGGCGCAGAACCGCTCGGCTATCGCAGTCAAAGCGGCGTCATCAAAACCATGACGGGCGTCGATCGCGGCGGCAAAACCCTTGTCGAACTGCGTCGGGTCATAGTCGGAGTTCATCAGCCAGTCTTGAACGAAAGCGACGGTGTCCTTCCGTGGCTCTGCACTCGCGGATGATACAGAGGCGAGGCGGTGGGATGCCAACTCGCGAAGCAGATATTGATAATCGGCGCCACCCTGCATTTTCGTGCCCATGTAACCGAATTGCTTCATGATCTCGGAGGCGCGCATGTGATCGACATGCGCAACCGTCACCGCTTGCTGGTCTGTCGTATCGGTCCCTTTGCGAACAAGCTTTTCACCTTGATAGGCGTCTGCCTTCTCGAACCAATCATCGTTTAGTTCAGGACGCTGTTCGGTCATCTCAAAAACTCCGACGCAGGACGATAGCCGCCTGGATTGACGAATAGTCGATGTGGTCGCGGAACCGCACTTCACGCGTCGGCTGGCTCTTGGCGGCAGTCTCGACGTTCTCATGACGCACGTAGCGCGCGGTCGGGCTGATCGTGAAGCGACCCGCACGGAGGTCCAGACCGGCCATAGCCTGCCACGAAAACACAGGGTCGGACCCACGCCCCTGGTCAGTGCAGGTGCCTCCGTTGGGACCGTCACGGTCGCTGCTCTGGGTGTGGACGATCCGCACCGCCAGCACCTCGCGGCAGTCCGCGCCCGACTTGGCACGCATGCGCAGTCGCGACACGCCGACACCGCCGCCGACGAACGCCGATACCCCGTCACTGAGAGGCTGCGCGTAGTACACGTTGGCGAAGCCGCTGTCCTCGCGTCGTGCGTCGCTGGGCTGGGACAGGTCCAGATTGCGTCCCTTCGCGTCGCTGATCCGCACGACCGACATTTGCGCGCGGCGTGCCTCCAATTCGAATCGGAAGCGCTTGGCCTGATAGCCGGTCACAACCGAGCCGTTCCAGCCGTCTACGGTCTTCACGCGTAAGGTGTTGGTCTTCATCTCGACGCGCGTGTCCTTGGGGATGGGCAGACCGCCGCCTGCGCCTGCGTAGACCTGTGCGGTTGCCGGGGTTGTGGCGAAAAGAGCAGCGGTAAGAAACAGGTATTTCATAGCATCACCTCGATAAGATTGCCGACGACAATAACGACGGCAAGAAAAAGCACCACAGCGAAAATGTAGCGCCAGAAGGGTTTGTGTTCTTCCCTCATGGCGGACAGCGGTCCATCCCTATGATCGCGCTGCCAGCTTGTCATCGGGCGTGGGTCGTAGTGATTGGGGCCGTTGGTGGTTATGCGGGTCATGCCACGGTGTCCTTGATGAAGCGGCCCTTGTCATCTCGGGCTCTGGGGGTGGTGAAGGGGGCTAGGCGGGCGCGGAGGCGTTCGTTTTCAGCCCATAGCTTCGCGATTAGCTGCGCATCAGCAGCGGCCTGCACCTGACATGCAATAAGCCTATCGTTAGTTCCTAAGCCAAACATATCATCATCTCCTTATTCTCTACTCTATACGCATCATCCCAACCCCCAAACCATGCAGCCCTGGACGGTCCTGCGAGGCGATAAGGGTTCTGCACCCGCGTCCGGCCCCGCTGGTAGTCGGTGGCGCCAATCTGGCGGGGGGTCATTCGGTCGTGGCCTTAGCAAGAGCAGCGCGGAAAGCGGGAAGCGCCTTACGGGCCTCCTTAAACGCCTGCCCGTCGTCTTCTCGCAGCATGTCTTCGATACGCGCCACAGCCATAACCAAGCGCTCGTACAACTCAGGCGCTGCTGCTATTAGACGAGCATTCGCCTCGGCGTCTGTACCGAGAAGGTCGGACGTGATGACGTAACCGTCATTCCGGTATTCGCCATCATATTCCACGCGCCAACACGTCGGGCCGGTATGGGCGTTAGAGGCGATCCATGGTCCTGCGGTGTATCCCGTATTCATGCTTCTATCTCCTTACCAAACATCTCAAGATCCTCTTGCCGCAGCATATCCACCGCCTGCGCATCCATGTCGTTTATGGCTTCGTCGAGCTGGTAAAGCGCGTCGGACGTGAACTCCTGGAAGTCCTTGGCCTCGACGATTTTTCGTATCAGCTTGAGTTGCACACCCAAAGGCGCGCCCTTGATGGCGCGGGTCATGGCGTCGTAGTCGTGGGTCATGCTGGTAACGCCGCGATCTGAGCCTTGGTGCTCTTCTCGTTAAGGCCCGCCAAAGCCAAAGCCTTGAACCATGCTTCGCCTGCCAACTTAATGTCCCCGGCCAGGGCAGCATCGGCAGCGCGAATGGCCGCTTCACGTGCAGGCGAAACAGAGCCGTAATTTACGCGGCCTTCGTACATCTTAACCAGATTGTTGATGTAGTGGTGTCTAATCTCAAGTTTCGTCATCTCAGCGGCTCCCTTGCTGCGTGTTGGATGGGGTATGGGCTAATTTAATGCGGCTGTCAAACACATATTGACACGTCCGCGACACATCCGTAGACAGGGTTCATGGATGAAAGAAACCAGCTCATGGAGCAAGTGCGGAAACGCACATTCGCCGCCAGGATCTCGCTTTATGCCTTGTGCAAGGAAGCGGGTGTGTCTGGCACCGTCATCACCCGGTGGATCCAGAAGAAGTACACACCCTCGCTGGCGACCATCGGTAAGCTTGAGCGCTGCCTAGACGAAAGGGGATCCTGACCATGATAACCTACGCTCTGATTGATCCTCGGAATGGCAATATCAAGTACGTCGGTTCAACCCGAAAACCAGCCGCTCGTCTAATCCAGCATTTGGCTGATGCCTGTATAGATCCAGATGGATGGCCTCCCCAAGAAGGATGGAAAGGAGGGTGGCTTGCCGCTCTCAAGCTGCTCCGCATGAAGCCGGTTATGATTAAATTGGCTGATGGAGATTTCGAGAGAATAATCTACAAATTCTTCAAAGCAGGAGGCGCTAAGCTTCTGAACAAGTCCGCACCGCCACGCAGGTTCTTTTTAACTGACCGACGTGGCGTTCAGGTTCCAGAGTTGGGAGAGAACTCATGACAATCAACGAAATTGGCAAACTGCTGCTAACCCTGCGAGACCCCAAGGAGCAGGGCGTCGTGGTATCGTTCGGCGCTCACAAAGAAACCGACGACACGGTAACGCCCTATATGTCGGCAACCGTCATCATGGCCACCAACAAGGGGCCGATCACGCAGACCTCGGAGGCAATGGATCTGGAAACGGCGCTGGGTATGGCTCGGGCCAAGATCCGCGCTACGATGGCGCTGAACGCGAAGAGGGATGCAGAGGAAAAGGCGAAGAAGGACAAGGCAGCATGACCCAATACATCATCATAGGCGGCATCATCTGGATTGCTTTGAGTGTGATCGTGGCGCTGGTTATCTGTTCCGTGCTTCGGGCTAGTAAGGGAGATGAGATGTGAGCGATTTTAAGGGAACGCCTGGACCTTGGGAGGTCTACGAGGGCAACGTGCGAACTGAAAATCCAGGGCGTTGTGTTGCGCGTCTTGATTGGGCCGTCCGTGATTATATCGATGACGAAAACGCCCGCCTAATCGCAGCGGCACCGGATTTGCTGCACGCGCTGCGTTGCTTGGCATCAAACGCGAAATGTCTGAGGGCATTCGAGACTGACATGCGGTATTCCGTTGGGAACACTAATTATCAGTGCTTGATGGAATCTGTCGAGCAAGCGGACGCCGCCATCGCCAAAGCCCTCCAGCCATGACCATCGAAACCATCCTAGCCGAACGCGGCGCGACGTATGGGGAATATCCTGTAGGCGCCCGCATTGCGATGGACATGTTCGATGTCGCGCAGGCCAGCCCGTCGTACCGCAAGATGACAGCCGGGCAGCAATATGCTGTGTTCATGATCCTGGCGAAACTGTCGCGGGCGTTGAATGGGGATCCTAACCACATCGACGACTGGAGGGACGTGGTGGGTTACGCCACGCTGGTTCTTGAAACATTGAAGGGAGATGAGAGATGAGCGACTTTGAAGCGACCAAAGGACCATGGAGTATATGCGGTCTGATTAGCGGCCCCATGTACGTTGGGGCGCCGCGTCCGGGTAATCCCGCTAGAATGGATAGTGTGCTGTCTGGCAACAATGCCATTGCCAATGCGCGTCTAATATCAGCGGCGCCAGATATGTTGGCAGCGCTGCGCAAGGCGCAAGACTGGCTCGACCTAGAAGATCCTACAATGGGGCCTACCGAGAAGGCGACATATCGGCGGCTGATTACACAAATCGATGCAGCAATAGAGAAGGCTCTTGGACAATGACCCGCAGAATCGAACACAAGGAAGTCGTGGCAATCGCAGCCGGTATCAAAGCCGGGAAAACTGGTACGGAGATCGCCAAGGACATTGGTTTTTCCAAGTCGGCGGTTTTCGATGCCGTTCGCAAATACGAACTCGGATCATGGCCCAGCACCAAGCCCAAGAAGGTCATCCCGCCAGAGTTCGCCGAATACGCCCTGACGCACAGCAACGAGGATTGCGCCGATCGTTTCGGATGCGGCAATGAGCTGGTGCGGCAATGGCGCCGTGAGATGGGGATTGCGAACTACCAGCGCCCCTACTCGCGGACGCTGCCGGACAATGTGGCCAAGGTTGCTGCGGCGGCTGGTATCAAGCAGGCGGCTCGGCATTTCGGTGTATCGGATCGGCGTGTTAGCGCCCTCGTACAGCCCGCTGTGGCGCCTGTAGAGTACGTGCCTCGCGAGAAGGACCCGGAAGAACTTGTCGCTGCCCAGTCCTACCTCCAGCGCGATGGCTACAGGCCGGTGTGCCGCTGCAACGCCGATGGCATGCCAACCCAGGGCGGCGCGTTCTGGATCTGTGGCCGTACACGCGCGCTGACCGATGCCGAGCTAATCGCCAAGGTGGTCGAGATCCGGGAGCGGCGGGAGCGGTTGTGGAAGGCTAGGGCGGCGTGATGGCAAGGGTAGAAAAGATCGGCAACGCCACCCTGTATCTAGGAGATTGCCTGCAGGTGCTTGGCAGTATCCCCGCACCGGATGCTATCGTGACTGACGTGCCATATGGCGATCGTGCCGTTGCCCAGCGCGTCGAGAACGGCCTTCGCAAAATGGAATTTGGCGACTGGGACCGTTCAGACGTGGCGATGGCATTTTTTGAGCTTGCGACAGCGTGTCCGTCAGTGGTGGCGTTCTGCTCTGACCAGCAGCTCAGCTATGCCTTTGCGATCCTAAAAGGTCGGTCAGGCCGCACGCTGGCTTGGCGAAAAAGCAACCCGACAGTCGTCAATGGTCAATATCTCTTCCAGCCGTCACTAGAGCTGGCAGTATATTCGAAGGCGCCCGCCGCATGGTTTGGAGGCCGCTGCGTACCATCTGTTTGGGACGGGCCGTCGCCCGGCGACAAGCAGCACCCAACGCAAAAACCTGAAGGCCTGATGAGGTGGTGTGTGGTCAACACTGTTAAGCCGGGTAGCGTGTGTTTAGACCCGTTTATGGGATCCGGCACGACAGGCGTCGCGTGCGTCAAAGAGGGGCGGTCATTTGTCGGCATCGAACAAGATGAGACGTATTTCGACATAGCCTGCAAGCGCATCGAAGACGCACAACGCCAAGGGAGTCTATTCGGATGAACCCCCACCATCACGAACTCCAAGCAACCCTAGACGGCCAGATCGCCGCGCTACGCGGGGCACAAGCGACAGACAACCCGCACCCGCTGGGTACTGCGCGGTCGCGGGCTTGGAGTAGGGGTTGGCGGGTGGTTAAGGAGAAGGTGAGATGATAGCTGCATTGTACGTACAAACCGGCGGCGCATATTTCGGCATGGAAGGGATAGAAGCGTGGGACGAGAACCGCGACGCACGGCTTTATCCTGGACCACATCCAATCGTTGGTCATCCGCCCTGCCAGCGCTGGGGCAAGCTATGGGCAGGACAGCCGTTGCACATCAAGCGCACGGGTATTCGCAAGATCAAGGGCGACGATGCCGGTTGCTTTGCAGCGTGCCTTGCATCTGCACGCAAACATGGCGGCGTGATCGAACACCCGTGGGGTTCGCATGCATGGCCGCATTTTGGTCTGAACAGGCCCTCGCGTGCGGGCGGGTGGATCCCGGCGGACTTTCATGGCGGCTGGACCTGCTGTGTCGAGCAGGGGCGTTATGGGCACTACGCCCGCAAGCCGACTCTCTTGCTGGTCTACGGCGTTCACATGGAGGATCTGCCGGAACTGGATTGGGGAATTGGCGAACCGCGCCTGGATCCTGTTATCGTGGCAAGGATGGGCCTCAAGCGTGCCAAGCGTCTGGGGGAGGTAGGCGGCAAGGGCGGCGGCACCGACAGCACCCCGCGTATCGGTACGCCACCAGCGTTTCGGGAATTGCTGCTGTCGATAGCGCGGAGTGTTATAGCTCCTGTCGCATAACCCACACACGCCGCACCTCCCGTTCGACATAGGGCCGTATTAGCTGGGGGATCCTGGCTAGTTCGGCCCATTTTTATGCGTTGACATTCGCCATAGTGGCGACCATATTACGGGTTCCTGAGATGAGGAACGGATATGACGATCAAGTATCACAAGGACTTAATCCAAGGCGAACAGGCGTGGCTGGATGCTAGACTTGGCATTCTTACCGCCTCAGAAGTGCACAAAATCATCACCCCAACGCTCAAAGTTGCCGACAACGACCGTACCCGCGCACACGTCTGGGAGCTACTGGCACAGCGGGTTAGCGGATACGTCGAGCCGCAGTACATTTCGGACGACATGCTACGCGGCAACGTCGATGAAGTACGCGCCCGTGACCTGTACCGCGAGCATTACGCCGAGACGCAGAGCATGGGTTTTATTACAAACGACCAGTGGGGCTTTACGTTAGGTTACTCGCCTGACGATCTGGTGGGCGATGATGGCCTTATCGAATGTAAAAGCCGTCGCCAGCGTTTTCAGGTTCAGACGATCGTGGAGAACGTCGCAACCGGCGAACCTGTCCCCGACTACCTGATGCAGTGCCAGACCGGCATGCTGGTCACGGGACGCAAGTGGTGTGACCTGATCTCGTACAGTGGTGGCCTACCCCTCGCTGTTATCCGCGTTCACGCTGATCAAGTCGTACAGGATGCTATCGTGGCTGCTGCCACAGCATTCGAAAACAAGATTGCGGAGAAGCGCGCTATCTATGAGCGTGTTGCCGCTGACTTAGTTCCTACGGAACGTATTATCGAACAGGAGATGTACTGACATGACCGATATGACCGCAGCAATTCAGCCCAAGGCAGACGAACTTGCCGCAGACCATTTGCTCTCGGGGCCTATGACCATCACCATTACCTCCGTCGAGGTGAAGCCAGGGACCGAGCGACCAGTAACGATCTGGTACGAAAACGACGGTGGTCTTCCTTTCCGCCCGTGCAAGTCGGTTAGCCGGATCTTCGTGGCAGCATGGGGGCCGGATGCCAGCAAGTACGCGGGCAAGCGCGCCACTCTTTACCGAGATGCATCGGTGAAGTGGGGCGGCATGGAGGTCGGTGGCATCCGTATCTCGCACATGTCGGACATTGCACGCGACCTCGTGCTTGCTCTCACGGCCACTAAAGGCAAGAAGGCACTAACGACGGTCAAGCCTATGCCTGCTGCACCCGCACCAAAGCCCCGCCAGACCGCCGAGGAATGGGCCGCAAGCCACATCGAGCAGGTCGGGCAGACTCAAGACGCCGACGCTATCGACGCGCTTCAGAAGGGCGCTGAGAAGGCCATGGATAAGCTCATCACCAGCAAGCCGGAACTGCATGCCGATGTGATGAACGCATATGACCGGCGCATTGCTGAACTTACGCCTGCACCACAGGCTGATGATGGGGAGGCTGGAGAATGACACCTGAACAGGCACGCGCGTTGTTTTATGAGCATCGCGAACCCGGCGATCTGGCGCACTATGGGGAGAAGGCCGCTGTGGCTGCTATTCTCGCTGCGACCGATCAGTCGGGAGAGGTGGGGCGGTTGCGAGTAGCACTGTCGCTGGCATTGCCTTGGCTGTCAGCACCGCTCGATGATCGCGACCAGAGCGCAAGCGGCGCGGCCTATCGCGCTGTTGCCGCCGCCCTCGCTACTAATCCTGCAACGGCGCAGACGGGGGAGGTGGAGCCTATAGACAAAGATGAGGCCTTGGAAGCCGTTGCTGACTGCTACAATGGCAGCGATGTTTACGGTCGGACCGAAGCCTGGGCGGAAGGCAAAACGCTATCGATACTGTTCAAGGGGACGGGTCAGATTGCGAAACTGCGCTTTGTGAAACTGGCCGATAAGCCGAGCAGCGCTGATCTTCGGGGAGAGCCAGCATGAGCAACACAACACCCCTCCCGCCCCAGCCCGCAACGTCGACGGGTGCAGTATGAGAGCACTCCACACCGACGCTGACCTAATCAAAAAACTAGGCGGCTGCGCATCCGTAGGCCGCGACCTGAACCGCACAACCAAG